AGTCATGAGCGATCCCGGCGACGATGACCATGGTGAATCCGGTAACTGGTGCTGCCCTTCGTGCGAGGCGTGTCCTGCTGATGGCCCCGACTACGTTGAGGTCGGCAATGAGGGCGTGGCGGTGTGTCCAGTGTCCGGGGAAGCCGACCTTTTCGGCGAAGGCCACTGATTGCTCCCTCCCTGCCTCGCGTGCGGGGCAGTGGGGGCTGCAATCCCGCCAAGCCCAATGAAAGGAAATCACATGACTCGCTTCATCCGTAAGTACGGCGCTGCCGGTGCCGCTCTCGTCGTCGGTTCGCAGAGCGCCCACGCCGCCCTGTCCACCGAAATCACCACCGCCATTACCGATGCCGGTGCCAACCTGCTGGCGGCTGCCACGGCCGTCGTGGTGGCGATGGTGGCCTTTTGGGCCATGAAGAAGCTCGGCTCGAAGATGGGCTGGTTCTGAACCGGGGTGGGGTGTGGGCGCTCTGCACGCGGGGGTCTGCTACCCCACCACCGAGGCCGCCAAGAAGGCGATCTGTTCCTCTGCGGGTCAGATCAAGCTTGACGGCGCCGACGTGCATGCCAGCGGCTGCACGTCCACCGATTTCACGCTGCCGACCTTCGAGGTCGGCACTGTCACCAATGGCAACCTGAACGGCATCAGCACGTTCTATTACCCGCAGTTCTTGGAGTGCGATCACACCTTCACCGGCGATCTCATCCTGGATTGGCTGGCCGCCGCTTTGCTACTGGCCGTCACGCTGTGGGGCATGCGCCATCTGTACCTGCTGTTCGCTGGGAGGCTCGATGAATGACTTACGAAGCTTGGTCCCTCATCAACTATGGCGCTACCTTGTCGGTGGTGCTTTGGGCTGTCTGGTACATCTTCCGGTGATGGCCTTTGTTGAGGCGATGCCTACGCGCCTCGACCGCTTCAACACTTGGTCCAATGGCAATGTGGTCAGCACGAAGTACGCTCATGACGCGGCTGTCGGTGCGATCAAGCATGCCCAGCGCGCACCGGTCAGCGGTGCTAGCACTACGGCCGGGGTGAACCTCTCCAAACAGATCGCTCTCAGCACTCGCAACGGCATCGTCACCGCAACCGCCACGCAGCGGATCAGCGCCGCTCAGATCGCGCGGTTTCTTCGCATCGGCATTGGTGGCCCTCTGGGTCTTGCGCTCCTCGCCGCGCCGTCTGTCATCGCCCTCATGGATGACGCCGACGTCAGCTTCACCGGCTCTCAGTGGCATGAGGTCGATCCGGGGACCTGCACTTCCGCTCCTTGCTATAGCTACCGCGCTGCCTCTGGCTACCCTTTTTTTCCCACGCCTCATCAGGCCGCCCAGTCACAGGTCGGTCGTTCGCAGGTGAGTTCATGCGGCACCATCGTTACCGCTTGGGCTACGGGCATCGGCACGTCTGCGCGTTGGCACGCCACCTGTACAGCCGGCTCTCTTAGCAATGTGCCTTTCACCACTGACGCGCGTAGTCCGGACTCTCAGCCTATCCTGGCGCCGATCGATGATTCCCGCGCTGAGGAGCTGCTCGCCGCTGCTGACCCGTCGCCTGAGGTACTGCGCGATCTGGTGCAGATCGGTGACGTCGTGCCTACCCCCGACCCCGCCGACGCGACGTCGATTACCAGCCCTCAGCCGTCTCCTACCAAGACCACTATCAAGACCAATCCGGATGGATCAACTGAGACGACGGAATGTCGCACTGTCGGAACTGTCTCAGGCTCAGACCTGCGGTTGTCAGAGCAATGCACGGTGACGCAACGCGACCCGGGCGGCAGTATCACGGGAACGACCACGACCACCACCGACCAGGCGGACCCTCAGCCTCAGCCCAAGGAAGAGGACGAGAAATCCAAGTTCTGCGAGTGGTTCCCCAACATCCTGGCTTGTGCTGAGTTCGGCGACCCGGAGGGTGACGACATCCCGCGCGCTGAGCGCTCTGTGAGTTTCACGCCTCAAGTGCTTTTCGGCTCCGGCAGTTGCCCGGCCGACACGACGATCACCGCGCAGGGCCTGACGATCACCGTTGGCAACTGGTCGACCTGGTGCGGCTACATCACTACTTACCTCAAGCCGATGGTCCTTCTTCTCGCCGCGTTCGCGGCGCTCATGATCGTGTTGAAGGGAGTTGAGGAATGAACCTCGCCACCTTCCTGCTGGCGATCTGCCAGCCGCTTATCGGCCGCATCCTGCTCAGCCTCGGTTTCAGCGTGGTCACGATCACCGGGTTGAACATCGTCATCGATCAGCTCAAGGACGCGATCATCGACGGCGTGAGCACGCTGCCGGCCGATGCGCTGAACCTGTTCCTGCTCTCCGGTGGTGGCACGGCCATGGGCCTGATCTTCGGCGCCATCGCCACCAGGCTGACGCTCTGGCAGATCAGCAAGAGCACGCGCGTTCTCGGCGTGAACCCAGGCTAGCCATGATTACCATCATCACCGGCGCACCGGGAAGTGGCAAAACCCTCTACGTCATCGCCAAGTTGCTTAAGGCGATTCTCGGCACGTTCGTCGAGGGCACCGACGGCGAGGGAAACAAGGTCAAGCACCCGCGCACCATCTTCTCCAACTGCGAGGGCCTGGCCATGCCCCACGAGAAGATCGATGCCGAGTGGTTGGCCGACTGGCCAAATCGAGTCAAGCCGGGCGCGGTGATCTTCTACGATGAGGCGCAAAAGCCCTGGCCAAAGCGTGTCACGGGTTCCAAGGTGCCCCCGGCCGTGCAGGAGTTGGAGACGCACCGGCACAAGGGCGTGGACTTCATCATCGCCACGCAGAAGCCTGAGCTTGTGGACCAGAACGTGTGCAGCCTCGCCGGCCGCCATCTTCACATTCGCCGAGTCGGCAACAGCCACAACGCCATCGTGTACGAGTGGGACTCGGTGAGCCGGGGGCTCCTGTACAAGAACGCGTTCAAGAAGTCCGCTTTCCGCTATCCGCGCTGGGTGTTCGATTGGTACAAGTCCGCCGAGGCCCACACCAGGATGCCGCGCAGCGTGCCCTTTGCGCTGTGGATCGCCCTCGCAGCCATCGCCGGCAGCGCCTACGCCTGGCCTGCGCTGATGAGCCGCATTACCAAGGGCTTGAACCCCGAGGCCACAAAAGCGGCCCAGGCCAGCGCGACGGCCGCCAAGCCATCCATCCCTTCGCTTATCGTCCCAGACGCGCCTGGGGCCGTTCCTGGGCTCGCCAGCCCTACGACTTTCACCCAGCTTGCCGGCCAGGTCCCCGCGGCACCGGCGATCATGGGTTGCGCCGCGGCTGCGGACGCCTGCCGCTGCTACGACCAGGCCGGCCAGGTGGTCGATCTGGAGCCGCAGATCTGTCGGACCAAGCTTGCCAGTCCATCGAAGGCGAAGACTGAGCAGGATCTCGCGGCCGCGCTGCCTGGTGGTTCGGCACTTCCGCCGCCTCCCTCTAGCTGGAGCACCAGCGATACCGAGGTGATCACCAGGCACCTCCGTCCACCTACTTACTGGGGACAGCATGGGGCCCTGTGAGCGGCGAATAGCCGCGCCCCGTAGGGCACGGGGTCGGGGGGCTGGGGGCGAAGCGCCCCAGGTAAACGTTTCGCCTGTCAATGACCGGTTGTTGATGGCCGGGGGCCGTGCGCTGCCCCGGTGTCGCGCGCTTGCGCGCGCGACGGGGCGGCGCGAAGCGCCGCTAGATTTATCAATAGGGCATAACGCGTAAGAGGTCTTGTGGCCCTAGAAAAAGTTGACCCCGGCGTGGCTGGAACCACCCGGGGTCGTGACAGAAGCTATATCGGAGATGGCCTGTGGATAGGTATTGTGTGCGCAATGGGGTTCATTGCCAAGTTGTCGAACATGGCTGGGTGTACAAGTCCTGGCAGAGCCGGACCACCGGTCAGGCAGAGCACAAGCTCTCGCCTCGCCTGCTCTATATCCCCCTTGCGGATATAGACGATCCCTCGGTGCTGGCTGACCCTCCAGTCGATCAGAGCGGTACTGTCCTGGAAGCGGAGCGGCTCGAAAAAGAGCGGCTGCAAGCTCTCGAAAAGTCCGCCCGCCGGGCGAAGCAAGGTTGCGCCCACAAAATTAAGGAAGCGGGCTTCTCGTCGCTCCTTACGTGCACGTATCGCGGGAACATGCAGGATTTCGACCGGGTGCGTCGTGACTGGCAGTACATGCTGCGTCGCTTGCGCGAGTTCATCCCCGGCTTCTCTGCGGTCTTTGCGTTCGAGCGTCAGCAGCGCGGCGCGTGGCATGTGCACGCGGCCATTCACAAGCTGCCGGTGTACCTGTGGGTGCCTCGTGGCAAGGGCGACACGCGCAAGGTGATGGTGAGGTCGTGGGATTACATCAGGCGCTTGTGGCGTGGCATCGCTGGCGACGGGAATATCGACGTGGACGGGCACCGCAAGCGGCGCGGTTCGCGTCAGACCATGCAGTCGCTGGCACGTCTCGCGGGCTACGTGTCCAAATACCTTACTAAGGACCACGCCACCGGCCCAGCTGGCCGCAACCGCTGGGGATCGACGGCGGGCATCACACCGCCCAAGCCAGAAGTTCGGCATTTGCCGCCTATGCCGATGAGTGAGGCTATCGAGCTAGCGTTTTATGTTCCAGAGGGGCACCGCATCGCCCAGCATCGCCTGGGCGGCTTCGGCAAGTTCTGGGTGCTCTACACAGAACCCGGCGAGCAGTGTTGCGACACTGACACTGTGCGATGATAAATATTCATCGCGATAGCGAGCGCAATTTAACAAGTCTATACATCGTGGGATGTCAAGCGGGCGAAAAAAGGCCGTCATGGCCTTTGTCAGAGCTTCCCCAAAGGACGATTGCCATACACAAAGCGAGGGCCGCGCCAGTCGCTCGCAGTGACTTTCCCAGCGCTCGCTTTAGCGCTTCCTCGGTCTTCTTTCCCGCACTTCGCCAGAGCACGGCGCGCGCAAGCCATTGATCTGCCGGGAGTTTTGCCTCATGCGCGATCAGCGCCACAAACTCCGGGGGGCACGGCTTGAGCCCGCTGCGCCAATGGTTGAGCGTCTGCGGACTGACGCCAAGCTTGCGCGCCAGCGCCGACTTCGAGGCGTGGTGTTCGGCTGCTAAGTCGATCAGGTGTAGCAGGTCAAGCTCGTTTTCCATGGTGTTTGGCCTTGGTGCGTTTTGCACTACAAACCGTTTAGTGCGTCTCGCACTATTTCCGGTGTAGTTGGTTTCAGTCTACGCCGCCCCTGTCTGGCCTCGAAAGGACCACACCAATGTCTCTCACCTCGATCATTCGAATCATCCGAGTCAACGAAAAGCGCAGCGGCACGAAGGACGGCCGCGCCTGGGAACTGCAGGACTGCGAGTGCCTGCTGATGACGGAAGACGGCGAAGCCACTCAGGTCGGCGTTCTCTCCCTGCCCAAGACCATGCGCGGTGATAATGCGCCCAAGCCCGGTGTGTATCTCGGCGCCTTCGCCCTGCAGGCTTCGCTGCGCGATCGCCGCATCGAAGCCATCTTGACCGGCCTGCAGCCCCACGCGGTCAAGGCGCCCGCTCCTGTCACTGCTGCGAGCAAGTGATGTGGCGCCCGCCTGTGTTCACGCTCCCTGAGGGCGTGTGGCGCTGCCTCTGCCCTCGCGTGGCGGAGAACCCTATGGCTCGCGTGCGGCGCCACGTGTCCATGGCCGGCTATGTGGGTGCCTATCGGGGTGACGCATGAGCGTCCTTCCAGTAACCGCCTACCTCAGCGACGGTATGCACTTGGACCCCCAGGCCATCTTGGATCACGCGCGGTCGGGCGCTTCTCGCTCGGTCGTCGTGCTCTCAGCGACCGGTGCACTAACCCGCGTGCATCGCCTCGACAACCACTTTGCGTGGTTGGCCATTTCTCTCCACCTCTGCGCTCTCAAGGGCGCCAACACTCGAGGTATCAAGTCATGAGCGATCCCGGCGACGATGACCATGGTGAATCCGGTAACTGGT